GTCCCCAACGGCACTGCGGATATACGCATTAGGGGAGGCTATCAATCGGGCTGACTCCGCCGTTTTCATCGACTAAAAATCTTTTTTGAAAGCGTTTTGATTTCTTGCCGTGATGATGTTCATTGTTATGACAATCAATACATAGAAGCTCTAGGTTATTGAAGTCAGTTGTTATCATCGGGTTAGATATGTTCTCAGGTGTGATGTACTTCTTGTGATGCACTATCACTCCTGCTGATATGATTCCATTAGCTAAGCAACGCTCACACAAACCGCCCTTGTATTTCATATAAGACTTACGGCAGTGCTCCCATGTAGCTGACTTATAAAATGCCTTAGCATAGTCCTTAGCCATGTGTACTCCTTTACAAATTAAAAGCACCCGATATATTATCGAGTGCCCTTAGCAAAAGATATTGTATTAAGGATATGGTATATGAGTATCTCCCCGTGACTTTTCACGTTATCATAATATCATAAAACAGTTCGCAATAGTTCGCAGACTTTTAATTATTTGAATATATTTCTATGAATTGTTGTTCTGCCTTATGTATATTCTCCCAAGTCTGCCTAGAGCCGTAGCCTACAATAGATGCTATTTGGTCAATGGTCTTATTGTTCATGTATTTGAGTATGATGTATTGCTGATTGTCAACATCCATTGTCTTAATCGTATCTATGACTAAGTTCTTACGCTCAATCAAGTCAAGCTGATATGCTTCAAGCTTTTTCTCATATTCAACCATTAAGGCTACCTTATCAGCCATTGGGTCAGCAGGTAAAGAAGTCTGTATGTCAATCTCTTTAGGTTTGACGGTTGTATTAGTTAAAGAAGTATAAATGCGGGTAATATCTTCCTGCAACTGCTCAATAAGTCTGTATATATGCCTTATATCCTTAAGTATCTTTAGTGCTTCATCTTGTCTGTCCATTGTCTATCCCTCCACAAATTCTATAAGCCCTTTATCCATAACTACCTTGATACGCTCAGGAGTCATTGATAAGACTTCACCCTTCTGAAGAGTACGCTTAAGAGCTATATCGTAATATGGTATTTTCACTCTGATTTGGTTAGTATCCTTAGGCTCATATTTGTTAAACGGTTTTGGCTTTCCTAAAAGAGTGCGCCATTGCTTCACTATTGCATTTACATCATATTCATAAGTAAATTGCGGTATATCTAATAGGCGCTTAACATCAAAATTCATATCGAATGGTATTATATATCCGTTCTTGCCGTCCTCTATTCCCATTTCATAAGCTGAAGCAAACGGGCAAACTAACACGGGCACATTCTGAGTCAGAGCTTCGAGTATTGCATATGACCACGCCTCACAATCGGATAGTTGTACTAAATAGTCAGCTTTTGCGATATATGGCGTTATATCCATATAAGTACCCATGTTATAAAAGCCTTTAGGTGCGTTCTGTAATTTACCGTCTGAGAAGTTAAGCCATATGAAGGGAATATCATTAGCGTTGAGCATTTCAGCAAGCTTAATCATTCTCTTTTCATTCTGTCCTTTATCTGCCGCAGGAATCCGAGTAGCAGATACAAGCATAAGCGCTTTATGGTTATTCGGAGCTATGAGATTGTGTATTACTTCGCCTCGCTTACCTTCATCACCGAAACTGTCCTTTGATGCCTGAGATACATTAACTATATAATCTGTATTCTGAGGAATATGCCAATTATCGTTAGTTTTACAAGCGTGACACATCTGAATTGATTTATTGTAGATTATGTTATGAGGCAGTGTATCCAGTATCCTGAGCATAATCAAAGTATCACAATATATACGCTTTTGCGGTTGCCCCTTAACGACTCTGATATACTTTGATATCTTCTTAACTACTGCATCATCACACTTATTAACTACAAACGTGATATCATAGTTCTTTGACATAATCTTAGCGAAGTTAAGAACAAAAGTATCAAGTCCACCGATGATGTTCGTCTGATTGATGTATAAGACTATCTGAGTAGTGAAGGGCAGTTCTATAAGCTCTACATTGTTATAAGGCTCTCCCTTGATATAATGCGTCCATAGTCGGAATGGTTTATGCACCTGAGCATAACGCTTAACCTCAGGCATATCGCATTGATAAGTCAAGAGCCATACTTCATTATGTTCATCATCTTTTTTTATCTGCTCAAATTCATCAAGCATATCAGCCGTAAAGTGATTATAAAAATACACGATACGCTTAGTATTCATCTTACCCGCCTTAAAGCGTTTAATCTTAGAATTATCAACGGAAGTACGATAGAAGTACATATAATCAGATATTGAGCCATGCTTAAGTGGAAGAGAGCGGTCAAGGTATCCAAGCTTGCGGCTGAAGTCCTCATCTTCAGTAGAATCTTTTAGCTCATTGAATCGGTTATCACCTATATAAGAGCGCTTAAAGCATCGGGTACATACTGACGGATTCTTCAAGAAGTCTTTGTCACTATATAATATGTAGTTATGCTGATTGCCTTCGGAAGTGAGAGAGCGCCAAGAAAAGTCAATCACTTCATAATCACCTGCGTCTATTTTTTCTAAAAGCTTATCAATAAAGTAGTCAGGAATCATATCATCCGAGTCAATGAATTGTATATATTCGCCTTTAGCTACTTTTAACCCTCTATTTCTTGCCGTTGCACAACCGCCGTTCTTTTTCCTTATAACCTTGCACCATTCATAAGAAGTCTTATATGGCTTAGTACTGCCGTCATCTACTACAATCACTTCAACATCATCTGTCATCTGCTTATCAAGGCAATCAAGTAATTCATCTGTATATTCTTTAGAATTGTAGTAGGGTATTATAATACTTAATTTCATTTCTGCTCCTCCCACATCGGTACTGTTCCCATATTCGGTATGCCAATAACTATCATTTATTCTCCCTTCTGCAAGTGCTTGTCGATAATCTCCAATGCTTCATAAAGTCCATTATGCGGATGTCCACTATCTAAATAAAATTCACGCTCTTTTGCTTTTTCTTCTATCTCCTGCTTAATATCCTCAATCACAGACCTATGAATATAATCATTTGATATAACAAATCCCATATAATTCATTATGTCAGTATCTACTTCAACCATTACCTTACTCATTCTCACCTCTCATTCTTGCACCGCAATTAGGGCAATAGTTATGTTTTGTCTGTGCCATATGACCACACAAAGAACAATTCTTATTTTCACATAGGAATAGTTTATCCCATCTATCTATCCAATGCCCTGTCTTTGGCTCTTGACTCTTTGTAACCTCACACTCGTCACAACCTATGCCGTTATATTCATTTTTCATACAGATATTGCGGTCACAGTATTTTGGCTCTTGCTTGGCGGATGGTAATACTTTGACAACTAACTCGGCAAAGGAATAAAAATCATCTTGTGTTCCTGTACTCTGTGCTTTATAGATATATGTATCTATTCCGTCTAGTACCGCCTGTCGGCTTATCAAATCACCGCTTGGCTCTTGCTCTAGTTCGGCTATCACAATATCAAGGGCTTCTACTCCGCTAAAGTCTGAACCTCTTTCGTCTGCTAGTTGCTCTCGCACATATCTTAATGTGTTGTGCATCTGGTCTCTTGTCATTCTGATTCTCCTTTATCAAAACCTATACATAACTGTAACCACATAAACTGAAACTGAAATACAAATGCTTCTTGGTTTGAATCATATCCAAGTGATAACCAAATACCCATAAAATTATCAAAGTTGAATAATGAACACCAAAATCTGCCAATGCTAAATCCCATTTACTATCTCCTTTATATGCTCAAACTTTAATTCATTTATAAAAACCTATGATATTTATTACCCTTTCCAAAATGAATTACACTTTTTGAGGTTAAAAACTTTAATTCATTTGTCATTCACTTTCTCCTTTATCTGTTCTTCTAATTGCTTATTGCATTTATCACATAACTCATATCCGCATTTGTTATTCTTTCTTGTTAAAAGTTCTCCGCACTTGTCACAGTATCGGAGTCCGTCTTTGTCCTTCATTCCTTCTCCTCTCTGTACTTGTCGATAATCTCCTTTGCCTTATTAAGTCCGTCACAGAACGATGCGTCCATACCGTCATCAATCTCAAAAGGTGTATCGTGTAGGTCTATCTGCTCGTCTATCTCTGCTCTTATCTCATCCAGTACCTCATTGAGTAGTGTGCCAAGTTTTATTCCTCTTGCCATCCACATTGCATATAAATCTTTGGGTACATCCATTATCGTTTTTATCATTTTCATCCCTCACCCCTCGCTTACCTTAATCTCTCCTTTGCATTTCTCTATTGTTGTTTTTAATAAAGACTCTACAATTTCTGCTTTACTCATACCTTTTACTGCTCCTATTGCAGTAAGCAAATCATTTGTATAATCATCTACCTCGATTATAATTTGCATCTTCAATCTCCCTTCACTAAATACTGTCCTACTATTTTCCCAAGTATTAAGCCGATGATAAATAGTATGATGTTGGATATTTTCTTCATCTTTTCCCACTCCTTAACCATTCCGCATAGTTCTGCACTACCTTGCACTTTATAGCATCTTCCGCTAACATTCTGTGGCATCGGCTATACTTGTCTACGTATAATCGAAAATCACTATTTTTATTGTATAAGTCAATTAAGTTAATCAAATCGCTCATATATCCAATCCTTCCTTTCTTCGATACGCCTTATGTATAGTATTTTCCATTGCAAGAGCTAAGGTTATAAAAGTATCCGCCATTGCTTTATCTTCATACTTCTCAGCGCATTGATTTACTTCTTGATATAAGGCATCCCAATCATCATCTGTACTGTCAAAGGCAATATGATAATATTTCTTATGTAATTGCCATATTTTCGAGTACATCTTATTTATTATCTTTAACTCATCCATATAATCTCCTAATAAGGTATTTCATCATCTGATGCTACTTCCCATTCGTCATCTATTGGCGTACTTGGCTTTTCCCAACCATAAACCACGTTCTCAGCCTCATAATTCTTAAGGCGCTTAGTCTGAGGCTCATACCATAACGGAATGAATACATCTTGATTGCCTTGCTCACGGTCCTTACATATTTCTATGACATTGGTACCGCTATAAGCTTCATGCGTAGCTTTCCACTTGAACATCTGCTCCGTTAATCTTTGAAAATCCGAGTTATTTCGATGAATAATGAAAGCATTATCAACTATATTGCTTATATTTCCACTTCCTGATACATCATCAAGTCTTAAGAATCCTTGCGCCTTCCTTGGATGCGCTACGAAGATAATATGAACATTCAGCTCTTCAGCTATGCTTTTCAAATCCCATACAAATTTAGTTTGTGCTTCATACTTATCTACATCGAATGTACTTAAATCAAGCGCCATAAGGTTATCAACTATACATATATCAGCTTCTTTATCCTTAATCTCATGCCGTAAGCAATCCTTAATCTCATCAAAGCGGTTGCCGTATTCGTTGTTATATAACCACATTTTTTGATTCATCCAATCGGCTATAGGTCCTTTGACTTCTTCATTGCAGTAGTAGCCTTCATATTCAGTGTATTTAGTTGTATATCCTCTTCCTGCCGCTTGCATAAAGAGCCAGTTAAGAAAATTCTTCTTTGATAATTCTCCTGAGTAAACTATTGCAGTATGTCCGTTTTGAATACTGTTAAGGATAATTTGACCAAGTATGGTTGACTTTGCCGCACCTCTTAAGCCACTTATCAAAGATACTTTGCCACGTTGTAAACCTCTAAGCTTCTTATCAAGGATATTGATACCCGTCTTGATGTATTCACCTTCAGGCTCTTTATAATCAAGTATCATTCTTGCGGTCATAAACATCGGCAGGGCAGGAGCGGGCTTATGTTCATCAACTTCCTTATGCAAGTCTCGATTGTGCATCAAGTAGCCTTCATCTATTCGCCTATCAGCTTCTGAGTATTCATAGGCATCAGGCTCAAACTTTAAGCGCAAGTCTCGCCAGTGTTTATCACTGCAACTGTTATGAAGGCACTTAAACCCGATAGCGCCCATGCTTGATACTGTCACCATTGAATCAGGCGCTTTATGATTATGGTCAAACGGACACTCATCGAGAACATACTTAGTTCCGTCCTTATACGGCGCCTTACGATATGTCAAGCCGTAGTTATCAAGCCACTGCTCAATATCAAAGTCATTAGTGTTATAGTTGTTATACTTAGTCGGTTTAATCTCTTCCTGAGGCAATTCTGCCGCCAATTCTTCAAGATACTTAATGTCAGTAGGCTCGCATATCTTAGCATCACCGATAATTTTACTCATTCGATGCGGTCTATCATCTGTACTTCTGCCTTTCTGAGCTAATGTACCGTAAAGCTTACATATTCTCGCAGGATTGAAATTAGCAGTATCTACGCTTATAGCATCCGTATCAAAGAGCATAGATAGAGCTTTTAAGCATCTTTCAATCAATGATTTGTTATATTCGCTATTCTGAAGCTTAACTCTATATAGCAGGTGTGCACCGTTGCCGCTTACCGCTTTAACTGGCTCCGTGAATCCTCTATCTCTAAGATAGTTATATATTCTGCTTGCCAGTTCATAAGCCCCCTTAAGCTCATCATCACTGCTTGATACTCCCGTGATTCTCTTAGGGTCAAGGTCAATAAATAACCATTTATAACCAACTACATCCGTATCATCTGTACTATTGGCTCCGAGTACAAAAGTCTCGCTCTGCTGACGGCTAAATAATTCACTCTTAATCTGATTAAGCGTAATATATATATTTGCGCCTCGCAGGTCCACCGTTTGAAGCTTATCAAGTAACGTATCAGCATCTTTGAAATATCCGCTTATAATCTTGTTACTCTTACCATTCTTATTGATTATCCTTACTTCAAATAACTCACCGTCAGGATGTAACTGTTCAATAGCTTTTCTAAGTTCTACCTCATTAACAATGTATTCGTTATTCATTGCCAATCACCTCCGTCAACTGGAGGCTCTGCCGACAGTTCTTTTTTTAACTTATTATCATTATTTATATTATTTATATTTATTGTTTGTGTTCCGCCCGTTGTTCCGTCTGATGTTCCGCTAGGTGTTCCGTCAGGTGTTCCGCCCGTTGTTCCGTTAGTGTTTCCATGATGTGTGAAATTCCCATAATTTATCACGGTTAGAAGTGTTCCGTTAGCGGTCCCGTCTACGACAATCATTTCGTCAGACTTTAGCGTACTGATGTACCGATATACACGATTTCTTGACCAATGCCATTTTTTAGCTAGTTTCACATAGCTAGTCCACATCTGACCCGCATGAATAGTGATAATTTGGCTACCCACTTTAAGCTTTTTATCATCATGGTTGACCGATAATAATAAATCTATCCACGCACTTCTATTATCAAAGGGCTCTTCATCCTGCCATAACCAATGCTCTTGAATTGACCTATATAGCGGTATAAAACCTAACTTCTTATTCGCCATTTAATCAATCCCTCCTAATATCTTTGCTATCATATATCCCGTGTTTTTCTTCTCACAAAAATGAATATCAACGCCGTACTTATCACGAATAGTACAAAGTGACTTATATAACTGCTCTCCAGTAGTCGCTTTAGGGTATTTCTGTACCTTGCGGGGCTTACCCTCGCTAATTATCCAATCGTACTCATCAAGCCTTGGATTATGCCAAAAATACACATCTATAAGCTCTTTAATATCAGCGCCATGCTCGCATAGGATAATAAGCTTGATTCCTTGCTCTTTAGCTCTAATAAGTTCATTTTGAAAGCGCTTATGTTGTTGAGTTACATTACTGCATAACTCCTGCAAATCCTTTTTTCTATCTATGACAAGATACGGATTGTTGATATCCATATAGTCACCAACTGATAACTTAAGCTTGAAATAACTCACGCCTAAGCTATCAAATTGATGTTGTATGCGCTCTAATTCCTGCTTATGTTCTCTAGTGTCGCATTGAATAGTCATAATTCTTAGAAGGGTATTTCATCAGCTACATTGTCAGGAACATTAACAAAGGAATTATCTGAAGGCTTTGGAGCCTTATTAAGCAACTTAGCCTCAGGTACTACGGCATCATCCACCTTGGCATCATCACAAAACCAACGGAGCTTATGACGCTTCTTAACTTCGCCATTGTATTCTTCTTCAACTTCACCGAATACACCGCCGATTTTCTTACCCTTAAACTGCTCGCAGAATTTAGCGCCCCAAACTGCCTCACATCCGTTAGACTTCTCAAAAGAAGTAATGAAGCTCTTAAAGTTCCTTGAAGTCTTAGAGGCGTCCTGAGAATCCATTGTAAGAATCCACTGAGTACCCGTTGCGCTCCACTTCTTGTCAGGTCTGATATCCTTCTCGAAAAGCTCCGTGAAATACTTGGGCTGAGTGTCGTTATCAGCGAAGTCAAAAGCAACGACTATCATATCCTTACCCGTCTTTGACTTTTCCTCTCTGACTCCCTTAATTACCATGTGATGTCCTCCGAGAATAACTGGAGTAAAGTCACCGCCTACCTGCACCTCATCATATCCTTTAGGTTTGTTCATAAATTTAATCCTCCTTAATAATTGTTATATTGTGATATAATATTACACTTGCTACTTCATTCCGTAGTACTTACGGATTGCGGTATCAACCGCCTTAAGGTCATTCGGTATTTCAAGCTCAAACATATCCTCAGGACTCTTAGCCGTACTCTGACCATTCGCCTGAGTATAGAATTTGTGGTCCTGACAGTAGAGCACGATATCGAAGCAACCTTCGATTGTAAGCTTCTCATCAAGCATCTTGCCAATGGTCTTGACTTTTTCTCTACCGTCTGTATCAAGCTCTGAATGATGCAAGAAGTAGATTATCTTGTCATCATCGGGCATTTCATTGATACCGTGAATCAGATTTCTAAACTTAGCCGCCATATCCGTGAATTTGTCGTACCCCTTCTCGGCTGACCTATCAAAGAGCTCATTGACTAACAGATACTGGCTATCGTCTATTGCTATTGACTTGGCTTTGCTCTTATTAATAATCTGCATTATCCAAGCATATTTAGCGGCATTTATAGCGGCATAATCGTTAAGTCCTTCCTCACCGATAAAGTTCGGTACTTTGACCGTCTTAATATCTGACTTAAAAGGTAGCCTACCCTTTTCAACCGATATAACTCCGATTTCCTCAGGCTTAAAGTTCTTTAGTGAATAGGTCTTACCTGAGCCACTTCGACCTATAATCAATACGGGTAATGCCATACAATATCTCCTTTCTTATTTGACTATTGCTCTTATTGCATCTATCGTCTTATAACAATCATCAATGCTTGTATAACGTGTTACCGCCTTAACTAGCGCTGATATGTTATTCAACTTCGCTGATACTTCTTCATCTCTACGCTCTAGTTCCTGAGCTATAACAGTAGTAGGAATAACCTTAACGGCTTCAAGTAACATATTCGCCGTCATGCCCTTTATCATGCTACGGGCTTTATCCTTCTCATATTCCGTAAGTTCATCACTCTTCATCCACATTATTCAATACCCTCCGCTTCTCGCATTTCGCTATTAGTGAGAACATCAGCGCAATCGTCACAATAATAGTTATTGTCTATTCGTATAACCGTCTCGCAGTTCATAAGTGAATAACCGCAACTCTTACACACTGGAAACTTCACCATATGTGCTTCTAACTCTTCCTGATACTTCTGCTCATCCTTATAGGGCTCGCTTGATAGCATCATAGTCATCACTTCCCTTCAAGGCATATACATTAACCTCTATACCCTTAACTCTCATGTACTTCTTAAAGTGTCCACCGCTTACGACTTCAGTAGTGATATATTCATTACCTATGCCATATGCTTCAGCTACCATATCAAAGCTCTCTAAACCATACATTGTCAGCTTATCTCGGTCGCTATAATCAGGCGTAAACTCTACAACCGATGAAAATTCAAGCTCATCATTGAGAAGCTTCTTAAGCCATAAAATACGGTCTATCTTTTCCTTAATTGAATCTCTCTTAAAATCTTCCATATCATTCATCCTTTCCAGTGGTCCAACTTGATAGAAATTGCATATAGTACGGCGGTCTATCAAATCTTGCCTTTGCTACAATATCTCTGTCTTTTGCTTTTGCTAACATTCGATAAAATGCCTTTTTGCGGTCTATCGGCTTATCGAAGTTAAAATCTAGGTTGTTATTCATCCCTTAGGCACCAACCTAATCCTGCTTAAGTCACATCCGCTTTCTTTTAACCGCTTGACCGCCTTATTCCACTCATTAGAGTAGTGGTCAAAGTAAGCGTTGTGATGTTCTCGCTCTTCAGGTACTTTCACATCCGCACCAAAAAAGCTTTCATAATAGTTACCCTCTTGCATCTAACACCTCACACCAAATTCTTCCTTGGCATCCGTCCTCATATACTCGATTCATTACTTCCTGACAATCATCGAGAGTAGGTTGCCATATATCAATCACTGTCTCTTTACATCCCGTGTCTTTAACTTCATAGATGCCGATTATCTGACCGATGCCGTCATCAGGAAGTCTCTGATATAACACAACTGTTTTACCTAACCATTCACGATGACCGCTTGCACATATGCCTATTCTTACTGGCTCACCGCTTGCGGTAATACCGTCAAGGCAATATGCCGTAGCTCTCATCTTGATTAGTTGTGGCTCATCCTCTTTAGCGTAAGAAGTGAAGGCGGTTAAGCACGTTAGAATCACAACTATGATTCCGCTTGTTATTCTCGATATCATGCCTTATGTCTCCTATTGCTATAAGTAGTGCTCCTGCTATGAACATTGCTAAGCCAAGTGATAATTGTTTACCATTTCCGTAAGCCTCAGCTATGCCACCGCAGGATATCAAACAAAGTACAAAACCTATCTTTTCCATGTGTTTTTATCCTTTCATCAAATCAAGTATTCCTTCATCTGCTACATCAAGAACATTGAATATTACTGATAACTCATTAGGCAGGAAGTGATTAGTCTTAATCTTCTTACCGAAGGCTTGTTGACTTATCCCTAACTCATATGCCATATCCTCTTGGCTCTTATCTGCTAAAACCATATAAGCCTTGATGTATCTCCCGATATCAACCGTGTAGTTGACTTTTAATGATTTCAACCTTGGCATACTACTCACCTTCTTCTTCATCGGTTAAACCGATATCATTGGGTAAAAAATTTATCTCGGCATAAGTGGTATCGTATAACTTCTCTATGGATGTTATTTGTGGTACCGTTGGATAACTCTTACCCCGTTCCCAATTACTTAAAGTCTCAGGGGCAACGCCTAATTGCTGAGCCGCCGTTTTTTGGTCAAGTCCTGCATTAACTCGGAGAGCCTTTAACGTAAGTGCCATATTATACCTCCTTTCTTCGGTCTATATGTAGTGTACTTCGGTTAAACCGAACACTATCTATGGGATATGATAATCGGTTAAACCGATATTGTCAATACTTTTTTTCGTTTTACTTGAAAATATTTTCATTTTATCCGATAATGCAAGTATAGAAAGGAGATTACATAACATGGTAGAAAATAAAGAGATTATGGCTCGAAATATCCGTCACTATATGGATAAGAATGAAGTAACGGCTACTGACTTATGTAAGGCGCTTGATATTAAACAAAATACCTTCTCAGATTGGGTTAATGCTAAGACTTATCCAAGGATTGATAAGATTGAGCGTATGGCGCAATATTTTAAGATATCCAAGGCTTTTTTAGTTGAGGATATTACTGAGCTCGATATCATAACCGATGATGAAAAGAAAATGATAAGCGAGTTCCGTAAAGCTGATAAGGTAACGCAGGATGCAATAAGAAGGTTATTAGCTTATGAAGATAGAATCAATAAGTAAGAACACATACAGAGTCAGAAAGCAATACAAGGGTAAGCGTTATACCCTCTTTTTTGACCACAAACCGACCGAGAGAGAGATTACTATAAGAATGTCCGACTTATATAATGAAAGTGTGCTCACGGGTCAAAAGCGGACTACTATGGGCGGATGTATGCAGGAGTACATCAGTATCAAAAGCAATGTACTATCACCTAGCACGATACGCTCTTACCGTCAGATTGCTCGGATGTATCCGAAGTGGTTTAGTGACTTCAATATCTATGACTTAACGCAAGCAGATATACAAAAGGCGGTTAATGAGTATGCAAGTACCCACTCTCCGAAGTCGGTCAAGAATTATAACGGATTCATAAAAGCGGTGCTTAAGATGTTCCGCCCTCAGTTCAATCCAGTGATAACACTTCCGAAGCGTCAGCCTACTAAGCAGGTGCTCCCGACTAAAGAGCAGGTGCTTGATATCATTAAGTACTTCAACGGCTCCGAATACAGTATCCCTATTCAACTGGCGTGTCTTGGTATGCGTAGAAGTGAGATATGTGACCTTAAGCTTACGGACCTGCAAGGTAATAAGATAACCATTGATAGCGGGCTTGTAACAGATTCCAATAATCAGCTTGTCAGTAAGGATATGCCTAAGACCTTAGCAAGCGTCAGAACAATATATATACCTGATAAGCTTGCGGATGAGATAAGAGCGAAGGGATATATATATAAGGGTTATCCTAATAGCATCGTAAGGGCATTACATAGAGCTCAGGATGCGCTTAATATACCTAGATTCCGATTACATGACCTTAGGCACTTCTATATTAGCTATGCTCATAGTGTCGGTATGGTGGATGAAGATATTATGAAAGCGGCAGGATACACGACAGATGAAGTGATGAAAAGAGTGTACCGTCATTCTATGGATGAAGGCAGTGCTCAGAAGCAAGTGATAAATGAGCTTTTCGATAAAAGTTGTCAGTAAAATGGTCAGTGTCTCGTTAAGAATAGCGTAAATACTGGCGTTTTGGCGTATCAGGTAACATATCCGATTCCCGTTATCAGCTTAGAGAGAAAACCCTTGAATTTACGGCGTTTGTCGCACTTTCAAGGGTCTTTTATTCATACGCTTTGTGCTAAAAATACAACTGTTATAAAAGTGATAAAACCGTTAGTTGTAAAAAAAGTGGTCAGTAAAGTGGTCAGTGTTTTTATAGTATCTTATCCAGTATATAAGCGTTGACGCTCATACCTGCTTCTTGTGCTTTAGCCTTTAACTTATCCTTGTCTCCCTTATTGACCCTGACTTTGATAAATTCATAGTGCTCATCCTGATACTTCTTAACGGCTCTCTTCTGATAGTCCTTCATATTAACTCCTTTTCTATAATTCAATCGGCTTTGACGGATATAATTCACGTTCTAGGTCAAGGTTAGCTTTCCATGAATCATAATCATCTTCAGTATAATTATCTTCATCGGGCTTAGCTTTCAAAAACATTGTGGAATATGTGTAACACTGGCGCCAACTGGCGGGTACTGCGCTATCGGTCATTTCTTCTTCGTTACCATTAACTTTAATCTTCATTCTGAATCGTGATTCCGTTGATGTATCTTCAACTAAGCACATCTTAGGGGTCCTCTTGATGATTTTTATATCAGGCACCGCCGTATCCCAAGCACCGTACAATCTTCCTTCTTCAAATCTATTCATACTCCTGCTACCTCCTGATACTTCTTTAACACATACTTACAAGCCTTCTTAACTTGCGCTATATCTTTGGGCTCCCGTCCTGAGTAGTCTATCGTTTCAAGAATATACTCGACTTCCGCCTTAGTCTCTTCATCGGTCAGGTCACGCCCTTCTGTTTCCATTCTTGCGACCATTCGGCTTTCAAGTGCTCCGCCGTAACAATCCCTCGCCGTGTTAAAAAGTGATTTTTTAGCTTCATTAAGTGAATATTGACGCTCGGATTGTGTAAATAAATTCCAAGCTTTTTCGTCTCTACTTGGTGGATTCAGTAATTCTATAACTGTTCTTGTATCTGTCATCTTAATACACCTGCCTCTCTATTCTATAATGCTCTTCAAACGGGTTGCCTTCCTGCTTGTCAAATTCCTTAAGCTCTTTGATTCTGACCTTAGCTTCTTTTATGGTCTTAAACTTGCCTAAGTTGTCATCATCATCATTGGTTACTACATACCATACCATATCCACTCCTTATCTCCCCGTCTCGCCGTTAGGTCAGCGCTTGTCTTATCTTGCTTCGAGTTCTATTATTTGCCAAGTTCTTTCGATATTCTTTACTATATTCTCACGATTCTTTATATCGTTCTCATAGTATTCAACCGTTCTCATTGTATCAAACTTTATCCAATAATCTTTTCGACCTTCTTTAGCAAAATAACCATTTTTACCACTTTGCAATGCTTTGATTGCTTTGTGGTCATTTTCGATGCCTCTTAAGTATCCGTTGAGCTCGGCTCTCTTAAGCGCTTCAGCTTCTTCAAAAGTTCTTCTACAACCGACTACGGCTATATCTCCGTTTTCCTTTTTATAAACTACTGCGTGTGAATAAACGTGATTTTTGCTTGTCCTGATTAACTGATTGTTGTAGTAGTATTTCATATTTTTATCTCCTCTCTATGATGATTACGTTGTTACCCTTTGTGTATTCCCAAGTATCTCCGATGCTATTTGTAAGTACATAGCCCGTATTATCAAGCTTGGTCTTAACTTCTCTGTATTCATTTTCATTGTTTACTGTAATAATTGTGTTTATCATATTTCATATCCTCCTTATAGTGATATATTACCACCACTATATAGTGGTGTCAATATATATTTTGAAAAAAGTTAAAAAAAATAAGAGCCAACCCAAACGGGTCAGCCCTTACGTTTATTTACCACATATAGCATTAACTATCTTCCTGACTTCATCATAGTTATAACCTGCATTTGTGATTCTTTGGCGTCTATCGTTTCCGTATCCCCATTTGCCCGCTATAACTTCCGCCGCTATCTCTTCAACGGTCTTACGCTCAGGAAGGGCAGTAGGAGAGGATTGGTACTTAGGTCTAGCATAAGCTACGATGTTATTATATCTATTCCTCTGAGCTACAATTCCGCCGTTATCCTGAGAGCCCTTGGCTGAATTAGAAGTGTTGCCTTCAATAGTGTTAATTACGTTCCCATTAGCTGAAACAACTAAGCCTACATGGTTAGTCCTGCGACCATTAGTAGAATACTTAAAGAATACTATATCACCTGCTTGTGGATTCTTTACCGTTTGCCCTTTTGATTCAAACCATGACAGAAGATTCTCACAAGATGCCGTTTTCTTACAAAGACCCTGCTCAGCCTTAAAGAGCCATGATATGAATACACAACACCAAGGATAAGAAGAGCCTGATACCTCATGTCCATAAAACCAAGTATTGTACTTTACATTATTACTATTGGGCGGATATTCCTTAGTACCAATTTCTTTTTTTGCTAAATCAATAATCTGTTTTGCGGTCATATCTATGCCCCTTTGTTTTTTTTAACTTAATCGACTTTGTTATTTAACTTAATCAACTCTGCTCTGCGAGAATCCATAATGCCGTTTTCGCCTAAAGAATGATAGGCTTGATAAGATGCTTCCCACATATCAAGGTCGTCATCATCAATGTGACCGTCTGCCATATACTTGTGAAAGTCCATAGTCAATTCCCTACGCATCTGCTTCTGTTGAGCGTTCATCAGAATGTCAATCTTTTTGGAAAACTTGATACACGCCCTAACGAAATAGGATGCCAAAGCGAAAAGGGAAGGTACACCGAAAATAGCCATAGCACTAGCAACTGTTCTTAAGGATTCCATTACTCTACCCCCTCATTGTGATGAATTGAATTAACCGCACTCTCAATCAGAATGTTAATATCTTCCTCGGTCAACTTAAGACCAAGAGAAGCAACCTTGTCTATGATGTAAGCCATAACATAAGACTTCTTTTTCTCCCATTCTTCGGGCGTAAATAACTGGTCTGCACAACGTACTGCGAAGCGCACCCAAAATGTAATAGTTTCCAAGTCTTTTGCAGATACGTTAGCCTTTATCCAAGGGATAACGTAGGCAGAAACTAATGCTCCTGCGATAGAAATAATAGCCATTGCGATAGTCATAAATACTTTAGTGTCCATAAAGAATCCTCCGAATAATGTTAGTTGTAGGGCGATACCACCGAAGCAATACCGCCCCTCTTAAGAAAGGAGATGTATTAAGTCAATTACGACTCGATACCTTTGTTAATTTTGTATTCCTTGTGCAACTTGAATACCTTGATAACTCCGCAAGTAAGGCACTCACCGCCAAACGTACCGAAGATACAAGTAGTTAGCGTATCATTCTGCACACCGAATACTGATAAAATAAGCGATACTACTGTGTATATAAGTAGCACCGCTATACTGAAAATAACGTATGTGGATAATGGTATATCCTGCATCCGTTTAATGTGTTTTGTCATTCCGTTTACTCCATTCATCAAGCGCAATAGATATAGCCACGATTCCTGCGAACAGTAGACCGCCGACTATTGCTATTGCGACAATGATTAAGCCGATTAGCCATTTCATTTTAACGCCCCTCAATAACGTATAAGGCTAGTATCAGCAAGGCATCAACTAACCCTATACCTATCAGTGTTAAGTCTTGTATCACTGATTCACCTCTACATACTTACCTATGGTGTCCTGCTTGATAACTCCACCAAGGCTATTCATAATCTTAAGATGTCCGTAGTAGTGAGTCTTACCTATTGCATTGGCAATCTCTGAACATCTTGTGTAGAAGTAAACCTCTGCGCTCTGTTCGTCTGCGTACTTCTTAACACTTGCGTACTCATTGTAAGTACCCTCGGATTCTCCCTTAATCTGCTCGATGATTAAAACATAATAAGCCATTGTTAGTCCTCCTTAAACTATTGATATTGTGATAGTTGTTACTTCGGTCAAAGGTTCAAACGATACAATTACTCTGTCGTTATCCTTTGCCATACTGTATTCAATCAGATTGTCTGTATATACTGTAAGATTGCCACTCGGTACATCTGTGAATACCACTTCGGTATCTCCGATGTATGCGGTCTTGGTGTATGTGGTAGGCGTTATCTGCTCCACCGCATTAGCCGTACTGTCTGCCTTGCTTGTGGCAGATACTTGATTCCTCTGACTCTGCAAAAATGCTTCTCGGAGTGAATCAACTTCTGATTTTAGTTTTTGAATTTCATATTCGTAGTTCATAAGTTATCTCCTTATTCGTACCAAACCGCAAATACCTTGGAAACTCTACCGCCAGTAGCAGTTATTGCAGGATAAGCACTTGTTGTAACATTGGACGAGTATTTATTTATTGTATTTGTTAAGATTCTCACATCTGTTGGTGAAGTGATATTTGATTTTGAAGAATACTTATCAATTTCACCATAATAATCTGAATCACCACCGATTCTTGTAACACCTTGTACAACAACATTTAGAGTTACATTACTAACTGGATTAACAACACCTACACCGCATATCGTATATCCCGAAGTAGATGATAATTTGATGTCGTTTGTGTTGTGTGTTGCGTTTTGCAAAGTCCATCCAGTAGCACCACTCCAACCATTAGCACTTGATACATCACCGAAGTTGGCATTATCAATATAACCGTACCAATACAGACTATTACTCGGCATCACCTTAACTTCCGTAGTATTACTATCAACTGTAACTGTCTTGCTATAATCTGCGGTTAAATCACTGGGATTCTTTGCTACGCTACTTGTGAATGTAATGCTACTTCCGTTAGGAATTACCTTGAATGTTACCGACTTGCTACTCTGTCCAGTTGCGAATGTTTCTGTCTTACTTACTCCGCTTGCATCGGTGAAGGATATTGTATCTTCAACCGCACCATACAAGGTAACTGTGATTTCTGATGAAGTCTGCAATACCGCAGGAACAGCCGTACTCAAACTTGATACTGTAATACTTCCGCTACTGTACGTTACTCCACTGTATATTCCAGTAATCTCCCAAGTTCCCGTACTAGGTGGATAGAACACCATACTATTTGCACCTACTGGCGCAACCTTACTGATTGTCGTTCCACCGCTTGAACACGTAAGTGTAACTCCCCTAAACTCGTTTGCGTATGTGAGGTTGATTGTGCCGTATTCAAAGGTATGCGATTCTGTCTGTCCGTCCGTAGTGATTGTGAAACTCTCTGTCTTACTCTGTCCGTCCAGTGTGCAAGTCGCTACCCAAGTGCCAGTGTTCGGAATAGAGAACGCCATAGGTGAAGTATTAGCCGTTAATGTAGTAACTCCGTCCGATAAAGTACACGTTGCTCCGTTAGCATACGGAAAAGTAACATTAACAGTGGCTGAGAAGAATGACAAAGCTATTGAATAATTACCAAAATACGGCATTGTTAATGTGCCAGTTGCCGTATTAACTCCGTCAGTAGATATAACCGTTGCGGAGCCAGTAATTGTCACACCTTGTATAATACAAAGTCCAGTATTATCAAAGGTACCCGTATAAGTATCCTGACCGTCTGATATTGTTACTGCCTGACCATATAAAGATGATTCAACTGTTGTGATTGTAACTTCACTACCACCTGCACCGCCACTTGGAGCGTCACCATTAATCCACTCCTGAGTAACGCTATCATACTTTAACACCTGATTATTAGTCGGAGTAGTGAGTGTTACATCTGTAAGACCGCCAAGGGTAGAAGAGCCGCCACCTGAGCGATTAACCCACTTATCATCATTGGCATCGTATATCAGGGCTTGACCGTCTGAAGGATTCAAAATATGAACATTAGCGAGGCGGTTAAGCTCATCAACCTTATTCTCCCATTTAGAGGACACGCCGTTATAGACCAATATCTGATTATCTGCTACGTTCTGAATATCGGTATCAGATAATGATGATACTGAAGCGCTTGAATGTTCAGCGTAATACTTCGCATTATTCTGATATGTAGGGTCAGTAGGTCCTACGGGTACCCCGTTTCGAGTTCCTTCAGCCCATGCCTCAGCGCTATACTGTTCAGCTCTTGCAAGTTCTACGATAGCAGGTATCTCAGTATCACTCATAGGCGTATTCTCGTCTATTGGTGATTTTTCAACGGATAATACTACATTGAGAGTGCCTATATCATTTGCATTTATATCCGCAATTCTTAACTCACACTGCACATCCTCGGCAAATACTGTCATTTGGTCAGTGAGTACCACTGTAACTACGTTATCCACATAAGTACAGTTGTACGAAAATCCGTTACCGTCTGACTTCTTACCCTCAAAGCGAATGGTACTTCCTGCGGGCGGAGTGTAAGCAGTAGAGCCGTCATATAAATTGAAAGTTATCTCTCTACCTACATCAAACTGGCTCGCATAGATTGTAGGAATAACACCATTAGGCGTTATTTGAAGATTGATTGATTGCGCCATTCTCTTCATCCTCCTTATTTTTCATGTATTCTTCATATGTAATTGTTGGATTTTCAATATCTCCCGTATTAAAGCTATCGGGATGCGAAATAGTTATCTCACTCATTTAAGTTACTCCCGTGATTAGTCCGTCAGATACTGTAATTATCTGCCCACCTACTGAAATATAACCCGAATATGTTGTGCTCTCTCGGCTATAACCTACTACTAATCCGTCCTCAACTTTAATTCTTGTAATACCTGAAAAATCACCGTTTAACCCGTACAAATTCCAATTTTTTACAAGACCATTTTGAATTGTTATACCACCGTTCTGATTATTCGGAAATAATGTACCATTAGCGGTATGAATAATATATGGTGTATCATTGTTGGTATCCATTTCTTTAGTAAATCGTAAAGCATAATAAACACCACCGTTAGTAGGGGCAAATCCTAAACCTACGCCCGTTACATTATTTTCATCATCTTCACCGCCTTGACACCATAAAGCGGCAGTTCTTAAAATCGAGCCGTCTTGTCTTACGACTCTTGTATTTCCGAGTATTCCGACCCAGCGCTCATTATCATCAGCGTTCCAAGACCTTATTTGTAACTGATTACCTCTGACTTCAAGCGCTTTTTTACCCGTTGAAATATCTTTCCAAGTAATAGCATTTTTATCAATCTTTAATACTTCAATCGATTCATTCATAACCGAAAAGCTCGGAACATTAGTACCACCGATGATAAGTTTACCGTCCATAGTCCACGCCTGAGTATAAGGACCGTTTATACCGTTACGGCTGAATCCGATGCCATTCTCATTGATTCTGAGCACGTTTACCGCCGTCTCAGCATCATCAGTATCCATGAATAACAGTTCCTTCCATGTACCGTCAGAGTTCTTAACTGCCATAACGTAGCCATTGCTACCCGTAAGCCACGCCGTAGCGTTCTTAGTAGCATATAACGCCTTATCAAGCGTAGTCTCTAACGCTCCGTTAGTATCCGATATTGTCTGAGCAAGTGAAGGCTTAACACTGCCTATCTCAACGCTTGTATATCTCTCAGACAGTACATCATAGACCGTCTTAACTATCTTAGCGTTTGTGCTGATTCCTAACTTCTCAAACTGAACACTGACTCTATCACATAACTCCACATTCTGAAGCGGGGCAATATCCTTATATTCCTCAGTATCCGCAAGATTAACAAAGGATAACTTGATTGATACTGTCGGTATTCCAATACCTTCTTTATCAAGATAGTCCTCAGCCTTAGCCAGTAGCTGAAGCTCTGAAGGTGCCGTCTCAAATTCCTGAGAGAAGTCAACCGCTATTGTTCTCTTAAAAGGATAATTAGTAGCATATGGACTCTCAACAACCTTCTGAGTAAGCGTCACAACCGTTGTACCTTCCGTATCTTGCCAGTAGGGGCAAATACCCGTGATTGTATTGCTTATGTATTCTTCTTGGCTGATATCTGTAATATTCTTACCATATCTAAGCGTTACCTGAGGCGTCTGTACTCCACGATTACGCCAAAGCTTAACCGTATAATTATCCCATTCATACTCACCGCCGAATTGGTCAAGCACACTGCCTTCAATTCCGCCTAATCTTTGCCTAAGCGAAGCGGGAAGAGTCTGATTGTAAGGTGCTACCGTAGTCACATCCGTCCAAAATGTGAATGGATTATCCTCAGCGCTATTAGTCTTAAGACCTTGAAGCGTATCAGCACAAGCCGTACCACTTGCAAGCACTGAGAAGGGCATAACGGGTATATAACTCAACTGATATGAGATATGCTGAGCCAGTACGGAGAATCTACCGTTGAATGGCTTAGTTATCTTATATACTCTAAATGCCTGATTGCTTGCGTTTTGACTCGGCTTAACTACTATAATTGATGACATTTCTATCTCATCTGCGTGAAGAGCATCCTCAGGAAGTTCAAGCTCTAGCTCATACTGTCCATTACGCTCTTCAGTAACTACGCAAGATATACAATCAAGTCTACCTATGCCATTAGATGTGAATGTTATATCATCTTTGTCAAAAAGTATCGGTTTCATAATTTCCCTCTATAAAATCCACCAACGGGGCTTAATCTCTAATTGAGTTACGCCGTCAAGTGTTATCTCATTATCACCCGATGTAAGACTTGGGAAGTCTCCGTTGAGAAGCACTATATTAGCATTGCAATTAGTCGTTAAGTCATCCTTGTAAGCCTCTTGAAGCTCACAATCAATATCCGTATAGTCATTTGCAGTAGTTATCTGTACGCTGATATCACCTATCGTAAAAGTTCCAGTACCATAGGCTCGAATTAACGGTTTAGCAACCTGCATATATTCGTTATAGATACTACTGTCAGTTGTGATTGTAATTACCTGCTCACCGCTCTTAAGATATCTCTGAGGGTAACAATCAAAAGTTAAGTCAAATTCTCCCGCATAGAGCTCATCAATCACCTTAGCTGAGAATCCGCCTTTATATCTTGCCATTCGGTATTCATCAGGATGATAAGTGTCCTCTAATCTCTGATAACCCTTCTGAGAAAGTAAGAAGTTACGCAAGCCTTCTATATTATTATCAAAGCGGTCAAAGATAAAGGCAGGATAAGAAGTATCAATGTTCTTATACCTGCCGTTGTCTAGTGTTAAATCTCCGTTACGTCCTGAGATTGATATTGTTTCAACATCCCTCTCAGGAGCTCCGAAAGTATTAAGACCGCTTATATATACGCCGAAGTCTTTTGATGACTTCCCGTTAAAAGTAAACCAATTTCTCATTATGCGAATACCGCCTCTCTGTTATACACCTGAGCATTGATTCTATCTTGTATAATGTCAGCCAGTTCACGAACATCCTGACCCTGAGCGCCATATACTGTAATATTGACGCTATTGTTATTAGTTGTTGCGCTCTGTCCGATTGAATCTGTAAGAGTAGTGGGTACTAAAGCGCTTGCCATACTATTCATGGCGTTCTGTATCTGAGGGATACCGTTATCAATACCCTTAACCATTGTCTTAATCATATCAGGCATATAAGTATTGAAGTCTGATAACGGTCCTACATCGGGCTCAGAGAAGTGAATATACTGTCTGATTGCATTAGCAATACTAGCCGCCGCATCCTTGACCTGACCTATCTTACTCTTAATGCCGTTTATAAGGTTATTTATCATATCAGAGCCCCAATTTCGCATAGCGCTCATAATATTACTGAATGTGCTTGATAAATGGCTCTTTAGAGTACTAAAGATATTCTTCACTCCGTCAATGCCTGATTGTACGGCTTGCTTTAAGTACTTCATAGCTCCGTCAAAGTCACCTTTAAGTAGAGCAGTGAAAGCCTTAACAATATTAGTAATGACATTGAGTACCGTTGTGAATATGCCTTTGATTACATCTAATGTGGCAACTATACCGCCCTTGATAGCCTCGAAAGCAACCGTGACAATCATCTTGATAGTAGATAATGCCATATTGATTTCATTCTTATGCTTTTCAAGGAAGTTATGAATCGCATCACCTATCAGACCGATTACAAACATAACCAATTCAGCTACGGCGCTTAAGTATCCCTTGATTGACTCTATAACGGGTGATATCCACGCAATAATCATATCAAGCCATTCTTTGACCTTTTCAGCGAATCCGCTAAAAGTCTCTTTAATGCTCTCAACTACTGCATTGACCTTATTCCTAAATTCTTCATTAGTATTGTAGAAATATACAAACGCCGCAACTAACGCCGCTATCACTCCGATTACGATTGTAACGGGTGACGCTATTCCTGCGATAAGTGTTATCAGCTTGCCTACGGCTCCCGTTATAGTTCCGATTGCCGTAATAAGTGAGCCGATGCCAGTAATAACTTTACCAACAATCAAAAGCACTGGACCAACCGCCGCTACAATAGCCGCTATCTTAACAATTCTATCTTTTTCAGCGTCATCAAGCGCCATAAACGCATCAACAACGCCTTGTATCTTCTCAATAAGCGGTACCAAGTAATATGAGATAACTCTACCAAGTGAAGTCATCAATACATCAAGGCTACTCTTAAGCTTTTCGATTGAGCCACCGAATCCGCTCATCATAGCTTCTGACATTTCATTAGTAAGCCCTGAGCACTCCGCAATACTCTTAGATAATTCCTCAACCTCTTGCGGAGCCGTGTTAATCAATGCAAGCCAAGGCGCCATTTGATTTTTGCCAAATATAGCAGAAGCCGCCGCTATCTGTTCTTGCTCAGATAAGTCCTTAAAGGCGTTATGCAAGTTGCGTTGTATAACAACCATATCCTTCATAGAGCCGTCAGGATTCCATACGTTATCCATTGAGATACCGTATTCTTCCATAGCTTCTTTTGCCTTTTTAGCAGGGTCAGCAAGTCTTGCAATACCCGTCTTAAGAGAGTTAGCCGCTACACTGGCTTCAATCTCTCTATTAGCCATAATACCCATATATAATGAAGCATCTTCAACGCTCTTACCTGCGGTGTTAAATACTGGCGCCGCTACGCCCATTGCTTCAACTAATGAATCAACATCTAAGGCAGAATTATTACAAGCCGCCGCAAATACATCAGCGTAATGAGAAGATTGTTCAAAGGAATCATTGAATCCGTTAATAGCTCCGACTAATCCTGCTGATACAACTTCAAGATTACCGCCTTCACCTGCCGCTAAGTTCATTGCAGGAGCCATAGCGTTAGCCGCTTCAGCCGCATCAAGCCCCGCACGGGCAAAATTAAGAGAAGCCTGAGCCGCATCATTCATACCAAAAGTAGAATTGCGAGCGGCATCTTCCATAGCCTTATTAAGTAAAGAAGCTTCTTCGGCACTATTATTCATTGTTTTATTGGCAAGCGTCATAGTCTTATCGACTTCGGCATACTTCTTAACCATTGCCGTACCTGCCGCCATAATAGGTAATGTCACCCTTGTAGTCAGTGTCTGACCCATAGAAGAGAGCTTGTCACCTACGCCTTTAATCTTTTCACCGACTTCCTTAATTTTTTCTCCCGCAAGTTGCATCTGAGTACCGAGCACGGATGCTGATTCTCTTGCTTGTTGTTCAAGTTGCTTCAAAGCGGCAGTATCAAGGTCAATTTGCGTCTTTAACTGGCGCATTTTCTCCACATTCTCAGGAATCTTGTCAGCCTTAGATAATTGCTCATAAGCTTGCTTTTCTGTTTCAATTTTCTTTTTGGTATCCTCGATAGCCTTAGAAAGTTCGACCTGCTTATCCTTAAGAAGAGCAGTATTAGAAGGGTCAAGCTTAAGAGCCTTATTGATATCTCTTAAGTTCTGCTGAGTCTTGCTTATGGCATTATCAACCTTTGCAAGCGCTGATACAAGCTTAGTAGTATCTCCGCCTATCTCGATTGTTATTCCTTTGATTCTACCTGCCGCCATTCTCAATCCCTCTTAGAATTTATCAAAATCAGCTTGTGATGCTTTTTGCTGATACTTATAATCATCGTTGCTATTCTCCGTTATAATATCCATAACGAAGCCATATTCAAGCGCATCCAAGTCAGCCACTGTAAGACCAACTTGGATACACCTTAATATATAGAGAGCAGTGTTTAACTCTCGCTCACTGCGCCTCTTGCTTTTTTTTTGACCTCGCTTGTGGTTTTGGTATTACCCATATACACATCAACGACTTCCTCAGCCGCCATAGTAAGGTCAAGAGGCTCAAACTGTTCAAGCCAGTTAGCGTATGAATTGATATTGAGCTTATTCATATCAACTGACTTGTCAGCCGCCGAAGCCATAATATAAGCAAGTTCAGATATTGACGATGCCATAATACCGCCGTCCTCACCTGCCCTCTGAAACTCACTAATAATGTCACGACCGAATACCATTCGATATCTTAACGGCGTAGCTCCATTAGCAAGCATTGGGATAGTCTTTTCACCTATCTTTATCTCTCTATACATCTTTGCTCTCCTTATATCTGATTATGCGCTTATTGTGCTTGCCTCATAAACCGCTTCAAACCATGTAGCGTATGGTGTCTCACCCTCGGCGCATCTAGCCTTAACAATATCTTTGTTAAGTGACTCATTGTGAATTGCAGTAGCAGTGAGAGTAAGTGTCTCTGTCTGAGGCTCTATCTCTTCATCAGTTGTAGCGCCAGTAACTGACGGGCGTGTAGCTGAGCACTTATACATAACGTGTCTTGTGTTAGTAGCATCACCCTCAAACTGGAAGAGAAGAGCGAAATACTTTGTCTTAGCTCCTGCATCTTCAAGGTCAATACCGTTGATGTCTGTAATATCTCCGAGAATATCTTTTCTGAAGTCCTCAGGGATAAGAGCACTCTCGAAGTCTCCTGAGTAGCCATTGTTGCTCTGACCTATCCAGTAGTCGATATTGTCAGCTCTGAATTTAGTTGTACCGCCTTCAGCGTCAAGAGACAGATTGACCGCACCCTTCCACGGCTTAGGCGTTCCGTATGTAGCTACATTGTTTGAGTCAATAGTAGCTACGGCATAATAAACATTCTGAAGTCCATACTTAACTTTGTTAGCCATTGATTAAAACCTCCATTTCGTAAGCTATCTGCCACATCTTCTCATTATCAATGTAGCTTTCTTCTTTTGAGTATGTTAAGTGATTATCTGCAAGGACCGATTCAACCGCACTTTCACGGGCAAAGTCCTTGTTTTTTGTGTATAGTTCTATGTTGAGTACCGCTATACGTTGGTAATTCGTATTGTCAGCCTTTAAGTCATTTATCCCGTTGTAAAAATAGCAGATAAAAGGCAATTTCTGAGCCGTTCCCTCAGGGAATTGGTAATAAGCATACGGTAAGCCCATAGACTTAACCATTGTCGCAACCTCTTTATATGTCATAATTTGCTTAGTACCTCGCTTTCATATAGCCTTATCAACTCATTTTCAACGGGTTTGATATGCGCTCTACCGTCTACACGACCTCCGCCTACTTTAGCGTGTCCGTTTTCCAGTAGGTGCGGTAATCCTGCTTGCGTATTGTATATTGTGCCTTGTCTACTTAAGCGTCCTTCTTCATATTTTGTGGTCCATGTATTAGCGTATTTTCTCTTACGCTTATTAACAGTACCGAAGGTAGATTGTGATTCTGACTTAAGAGCTTTAGCTCCCGTCTGAGTCACCTTTTTTACGATTGCGCTTAAGTTCTGTGATACGCTATTATCATATTCATTAAGAATATCCTTAACCGCACTACCAAGGTTATCTATTGTTACCTTTTTCGCCATATCATTACACCGAAGGCATTAACTCTACATCATTAGTTCCGCCTTTACGCTCAACATATAACTCTAGCTTGTCATCTTTTCTGAGATATGTGCGATACACCGAATAAGTGTCATCTTTGTATTCAACTATTGGCTCATTATTATAATCAGCAAAGAATACAATGAATTTATATTGAGGATTCAAGCCGTTTCGACCTGCCTCAAAAAATTCACTTTGAGATATGCTTTCCACCTGACAATATATCTGAGTCTTGTGTACTGTCTCTATCCACTGACCGAAATCATCCTGCGTCTTTGTGACCGCACATAAGTTGATTACATCTGACCTATCCATTCCGTGTACCCCGTAGCCATTGAAAGTTGTGCTTTCTGCTCATCATAACTTCGCTTCAATCTGTCATAATCATCAGGCTCGCCAAAGTGTATCTTGCAGTATGTGATAATGGCTCTTGTGCATATAGCGTCAAGTTCCTCAGGAATGACAACCCCTGCTATCTTCATATCTGTCATTGCCGCACTTATCAAGTCATTCAGTTCATCATTAAAAGCATCCGTTGTGATTCGCAATGCCATTTTTACTTTCTCTAGCATATAAATACCTCTTTACTTCTTAGCCTTAGCTCTAACGGGCTTCTTTACGGGCTCTTTAACTTCCTTAGGCTCTTCGGCAGGTGTTACCACCTTCTCAGGCGCCTTCTTATCTTCGAGAAGCTCGCAGAAGCCTCCGAGCGCTCTGTACTGAGTCTCAGAGACTTCCACGATTGAGCCTTCTAAAGCTACCACAGAGCAAGTCTGTAATAGTTTAACTTTCATAAGTTCTCCTTATGCAGATGCACCCACTGTAATCTTGCAGAAGTATCCGTCACGAACAACGCCGATACCAACGTACATCTTACCTACGACCTTAACCTTATCCTCTTCAGCAAGTGTGTAAGGGTCATTCACAAACTTAACGGCTTCACCGTCAGGGAAGTTAGCAATAGCACCTCTTAAGTCACCTACGATAATCTCAGCATTTGCGCCAGTAGCAAGAGTATTATCAAAGATAACCTCTACACCGTTGATGAAGTATGAAGGTCTACCATTGTCAGATACGATGTTATATATAGGTCTGTTCTGAAGGTCAGTAAGTGACATAAACTGATTGAAGTATGTCTGCTTATTCATAATTGCAACGGGTGCATTAGCGGCGTTCTTAAGCTCTGCAAGTGCACTAAAGATTGTTGTAGCGTCAATGCTTGCAGGAGTAAGAGCTCTAACACCTGCGGCAGTAGTTGTAGCTGAAGCAGGAGCCGCCTTAATAGCCGCAATAAGTGTAGCGTCAGCAAGCTCGAAGATTCTCTCTTCAATCTCATCCCATACATAGTCAAGGAAAGCCTGACCCTTAAGAGCTATAACCTCATCTGTAATGGTTATCCACTTCTTAAGCATCTGAGGCTCGATTGATACTGTACCAAGTACTAACTGCTCTTCATTCGGAGCGTCATCACCCTCTGTATGAGCTGAAGCGCCAGTAGCTGAGTACTCAAAAGGATACTTAGCAGTGCCCTTGATTGATGTACGCCTTACTCTTGATAAGAGTCTTGCATTCTCCCATGCAGTATTGATGTAATTGTCAACGATTGTAGGTGTAGGTACTGTACCGTCCTGCACTAAATCTGTCATAAGTGCACGACACTCTCTGTCATTGCCCGTCTTAAGGTATGTTGCGAAAGCGTCCATGTACTCTTCAGAAGCTCTTACAGAGTCGAGAGTTCTTACTTCCTTAACCTCTTCCTTTGCTACTACTACGCCAGCGCCTTCAGCAACTGCCTTCATATCTGCTTTTCTTGTCTCCATTTCGATTTCTCCTTTGCGTGTCTCCAGTGCAGTAAGCTCTTCATTCAATGAATCAAGCTTCTCTGCATCTGCGTTGTCGATTTCTGCCTTGATTTCTGCCGCACGATTCTCAATCTGTTCGGCAGTATAGTTCTTGATTTCCTCGAACATAATCAAAATCCTCCTAATCTCATTCTTGTCTGTAACTTCTTACGCTCTAATTCAAGTGCCTTAAGTCGCTCCGCCTTTATCTGTTCAATCACTCCGTCTGACAGATTACGCACTGAAATATTAGTCGCATTATTAGCGGGAATAGATACCGCCGATACATCGTAGACTTTTCCTATTTCAGTGACGGTCCTTAATTCTAAAGTTCTACCGTCATTGAGCTTAGATTCATCCCACTTTGCACCTCTTACGGTATATCCGTAGCTCATCTTGGTGGTATATCCACCCTTTATCTCCTGATAGAGCCCCTGACCTATATCGGTACCACCAAGGTCAGCTTCTATCGAAAGACCATTCTCATCGGGCATTACTCTAAGTGTATTATTTGATACTCTTGCAAATACCCTGCCTTCGTGATTGTACTGAAAAATAACATCAGACATATCAGCATTATCAAAAGCTTTGCTATCAACCTGCTCTTGTATAACAACTTCATCATCTTCATATAGCGTGTATGGTGTGTTAAACACACTCGCATAACCGCTTACAATCTTGCGCTCTTCAACGCCTTCCTCACTTGCAAGCTCTACAACCGCAAGCGTGAAATCTCTGTATTCTCTCTCATTCGTTTTCATTGGCATTGTCGTTACCTCCTGCTACCATTTCACTATCTGCGGCGTTCTTATATTCGCCTCGAATAGTTCTAATATTGCCGTCCTCAACTGGAGCATAATTGAATAGCTCACGGGCTTCATTGATGCTCATAACTCCACGGTCAAGCATCTGTTGAGCCATTGATACCTTTTCGGATGTTGTCATATACTGAAGTCTATTCGCATTAGCCGTCAGATATGAGCCGTTAGCACGTTCACGCTCTGAGAACATTGCTTTGGTCATTGACTCGCTAAACTGAATAGCGAATGGCTCTATTGCACCATTAAAAAAGGCATCGAGCTCGTCACCCTTTGCCTCATTAGTTAATATCTTGTCATTTACTCCGAAGTACTTAGATACGTTATCATCAATCAACTTCATTTGGTCAGCATCAACGGTAAACGGTGAAGCCTTAATCTGCTGAATGTTCTGATAAGTATTCGGGAAGAGAAGTAAGCCTCCTGCTTCTGCATCCTTTGTTAAGTTCTCGGTACTGAATCGGATTCGCTCATTCTTAAGGTCATCCGCCAGTGTAAAGTTATTGACCTGCGCTAAGAATCTATACGAAGCGCTATTCTTGACCGCCTCTTCAATACCCTGATTCTGAATATCAATCAGCTTCATCGTATCTTCAAGCGAATTATTATTCTCACCAAAGAAGTCATCCTTATACTGAAATTTGTTAAGGATTGCACACTTACGAAGCTCAACCGCCGCAACATCACCATTAGCGAATTTATAACGCAACCAAGCCTCGCCCTTATATTCAATTACTTCACATCTTTTAGGAAGTACGGGATAGTAACCCGTGATTGTCATGCTTGCATCAAAAACGGGCACTATAAAAGCCGTATTGTGTATATCAAGGATTGTAGATACTCTATAGAGAAATTGTGACCATGTATGCCACTGATTAGGTCCTTGCCTCATTTTGCTCTGCAAAGAGGGAAGGGCAGTACCTCTCATTTCCACGTTAAGCTTGGATATATGCCTTGCCCTTGCGTCTATTGCCGCTCTGACAAGCTCGCTTTCATATATTTCGCCGTTCCAATCAGTAAAAGCAGGTCTATAACCATTCAATTCTCTAAAAAGGCTATAAGCGCTATTCAACACCTTTTCTGATTCTTTTGCGTCCTTCGGTCTGAAGATTTTTTCAAACAATCCCATAGTTACACCTATTCATTCCTTAATCTATCGCCTATCGTATCCCACCATTTTTGACGCACACAAAACGCATCCGCAAGAGCGGCGCATCCGTCAATATGTGAAGTAGGATTCAGCTTAACCAACTTACCACGACCCCGCTCAACGCTCATCTTAATAGCTGAGTTAAGTAAATGGACCTTAAGTAAATCGTTATCTCCGATATGTACTTTGCCGTCCTTGAAAAGCCCTTCCATTTCTTGAAGAACATTCCACAGATTATCACCTTGGTACACATCATCCGTCTGAAAACCATAGTTTTTTAAGTCTTGTATCAAGTATTGTGCACTGTATCGGTCATAACCGACCTGCAAAGGCAATATTTCATATTTTTCTATCAATTCAGTGAGCCAATTATAACAATCGTGATAGTCAACAAAATTATCACCGCTCGCTTCTAATAACCCACGCTGAATATAAATATTATAAGGTAAGCCGTCTCTCTGACTCGCTTCATCTATGCGCTCAGCAGGTAGCCAAAACTTAGCGAATACATATAACTCGCCATTCTTTTCAAGGACTATCGTAGCCGCCGTCAAGTCAGTAGTTTGAGATAAGTCAATACCTGCTACACAATAACTGCTCCTAAAATCCTCTAATTCTAAATGCTCACCACACATCTTAGTAATAGTCTGAGCATCAAGCCATGCGGCGCTACTGTTCTGCTTAAGATTGCAATACTTGGTTATAAACTCCGCACGTTTGCTTAGTGACCCCTCGGCAATAGCTATCTCTTCAAGCATGAAATCAACCGAAACGCTTACGCCAAGATTCGGATTACTTTTTCTCAGTTCATTGATATCATTCCACTTTTCAATATCATCTATTACATATAAGAAAGGCAATAGCTTCTTTTCTTTGCTATCGCCTAACAAAAATCTTGTCGCACGTTTGAATATTTCATCATATATCGAGTCATTGATATAGCCCGCAGTGGTACATGAAAGTAATATACCTTCATCCCTTGCGCCCATACCTGACTTCATAACTTCATACTGCCTGAGTCCTGCTTCACCTTCCCAAGAGGCTATCTCATCACAGATACATAAGCTCGGATTAAATCCGTCAGACTTCTTAGCACTAAAAGCAATTTTCTTAACCTGAGAATTGGTACCAATGATATACAAGTCAGATTGCCGATGCCTTGGTAACATTGAATCATCTTCAACCTTCTTATTGTGCATATCTCTTTCTGAGTACATTTCTTTCATCTGCTGATACTCAGGGTCAAGGAGAGTCATCTGCCATATGTTGTTGTATATAATATCAGCTTGGTCAAGTTTCGGTGCTATGTTATATATTTTCGCTCCGAATCCGCCGTCAATCCACCATTCGTACTTAGCAATAGCCGCCGCAAGTAAAGACTTACCATTCTTACGGGCAACTATCAAAACCGCTTCTCTAAATTGCCTATGACCTTTATCATCTACTATACCGAAGAGAGCAGACACAAAAGCCTTCTCCCAAAGCTCTAATTTTAACGGATTCGGCGCAAGAGGACCCTCAGTATGAAAAGCATGGCTTTCAATCCAATCAATAGCGGCATTAGCTTGCTTTTGGTCATAAATAAAGACCTTATTTTCAATGCCACTCACCAAATATTCAAGAATCAACTCTATATATCTACCTACGGTGATTGAGCCGTTCTTAATCTGCTGATAATAAGCGTAAATCCAATTATCTTTGCTTGATTTTGCCATTGCTTAGGCTTGCTCCGTCCTTTGTCTCTCTCGCTTTGTGTTTCTTTATCC